CCTGTTATGACCCCGGTTACCTGAAAGAAGAAAAGAAAAAAATCAACCACAGCGCGCCGGTAGTGAAAGGGCTGATCCGCAGCACCGTGGGGATGGCATATGCCGCCACATATGACGGCCTGGTGGAAGCCGTGAAGAAGTCTGCCGGAGGAATTGCTGATTTTAGCGGGCTGAAGGGATGCACCCCGGACGTGATGGAGAAAGCAGTGGAAAACCCCATCTCGAAGCTGACGCTAAGCGACCGCCTGGAGAAGCATCGGAAAGCGATTGTCTATGACATCAAGCAGAACATCAGCGTTGGCCTGATGAACGGCGACCGCTATAGCACCATGGCAAACCGGATCAAGCAGTCCGTAAACGGCGATTACAAGAAGGCAATCCGGATTACCAGGACGGAGGTACACCGGGTACGGCAGGCGGGCGAGTGGGATTCCTCGATGGAAGCGGACAGGCAGCTTCAGGAAAGCGGCAGCACGATGAGGATAGCCAAGACCTGGAAAACCATGAAGGATGAGCGGGTGCGGCCAGCAAGGCGGTATAAGACAAAGAAGGGCTGGAAGAACGGGAAGCCGGGGAAATATGACCATAAATCCATGGAAGGCGTGGCGCTTTTGGTGGATGAGGAGTTTGGACTTCCCAGCGGGGCGAAGACCCAGTATCCAGGCGGCAGCGGGGTGGCAGGGGAAGACATTAACTGCAGGTGTTATTTGTCGTATAAGCTGAAGAAGATTTCGGCATTGAATGACAGGGATTCTTGGGAGCAGAAGAGAAAAAGAACGCAAGAAGAATTGCAGGAAGCCAGCCAGGAGGCCTTGGAGATTACGGAAAGATATTCTACCAGGGAAAGCAAATGGAGTGGCAAAATAGTCGTAGATGATGAAAAATGTAAAAAAATGAATGTTGCTGGACAGAAGCTGTGGAGTTGTGATATATTGTTAAAAAGCACTGTTTCTGATAAAACGATCATACACGAGCATTTGCACGCCCGCTCAGGCAGCTATCTGAATATGCTTACGATTGTGCCATATTCAAGGATGGAAGAGGCATCTGTTGAGTTATTGGCACGGGAAATTTGCAAGGCAGAGAGAATTGCCTACATAGAAAAACCAAATGAAAATATTTTGGCTTTAAGAGAAATTAATCGGGTTGTCCAATTACGGGAAAATGATTTAGATTTTGCTGTATCGTTGTTCGGAAAAAAGATTACAAGAAGGTATCAGTGGCTTAAAGATCGTGTTGATAAATATCTTTTGGAACATCCGGAAGATACAGAATCATTGTATTATCTTTTAAGGAAAGTGAAGGGAATGAAATGATACAGGCAAGCCGGGTAGATGCATTAATAAAGAAAGATGGGGAATTTACAGATTGGGAAGACAGGGAGAAGTTTTATCAGTTTCGGGAAGAAATGTTTGCGATGTATGAGGCATTGACCGAGGAAGAACAATTAGAAGTAGACGAATCTATGGTGATGGAGCATATCGCCATGCTTTTTTCCTGCTATGAAGGAATCGAAGCAGCGTTTGTGCGGATGCAGAATGGGGAGAAGATAACGGAAGAGGAAAGGGAAGCAATAGAAAAATATATGAGGTGAAATATTAATAATGCTGCGGTTGCCAAATTGTGATTTTTACAAATATTGTATTGACGATGATGAAAAGGATAGGTGCTCAGCACATCCAGATGGGATTCCACCGGAGATTATGATAAAAGCTGATAAAGGAGTTAAGTGTGCAAACGGCTACTCCTTTGAAGAGATTGAGCGGCCTTATTATGGTGAACCAAAACCAGACGGGCTTTTAAGCCGTATGCTTTGTTTTATTGGAGGCGAGAAGCAATGATTATAATACCAATTTGTCTGAGATGTGAAGATGTTCAATACGGTATGGTATGTAAAAAATACCCTGACGGTATTCCCGATGGTATTCGTTTGGGCCATAAAAAAACTGAAGAGTTATGCGATGAATTTAAGCCAAACTATAATAAGCCCACCAGTCAGTAATGGCCGGTGGTTTTCTTATACCTATTTTTAAAAAATTCAAGGAAAAGAAAGGAAATAATTAGATGAAGAAATTGTTTATTTCACAGCCCATGAAGGGCAAGACAGATGAGGAAATTTTGGCAGCAAGAGAAAAGGCAATCAGGAGCGCAGAGGAAAAGCTGGGCGAGCCGGTAGAGGTCATTGACTCTTTCTTTCAGAGCGCACCGGCAGACGCAAGACCGCTTTGGTTCCTGGGAAAATCGTTGGAACTTCTGGCAAAGGCTGACGTGGCTTATTTTGCCAATGGCTGGGAGGATGCAAGAGGATGCCGGATTGAAAATACCTGTGCTATTGAGTACGGTATTGACCTAGTAATTGAAGATTGCACGAAAAGCAGTGGTGAATGCCTTATGAATTTTGGCGCGGCGCTAGAAATGCTAAAATCTGGATGCAGGCTGTCACGTAAAGGCTGGAACGGAAAAGGGCTGTCTGTAGTTTACCAGAAAGGATACCCGCAGGGGATACCGTGCAATAAACAAACCGCTGAGGCATGGGGGATGGGCGAGGGCGATCTATTCAAGTGTGAACCATATTTACAGATCAGCACGGTAGACGGCTCCCATGCGATGTGGGTTCCGTCAATACGTGACTGTTTGGCAGAAGATTGGTTCCTTGTTGAATAGGTGGTGGTTATGATGGATGATATAAAAACACTGGCAAAAGAACTGCACCGGATTGCGGATGCCGGGGAACGGATTGCAAAGGCGTTGGAAAAACAAAATAAGGTTATAAACATCAGCCCGCAGGTTTGCATTAACCCAGATAGCGATACCGAAAAAATAAAAGAATGGGTGCGCATGGCTATGGAAAACGCAGTTAATGAAGTGAAGGAAAGGACGTGAAAGCGTCTTTTTATTTTTGCCCTGGACAAGGCATGAAACCGTCCCCCCCGCCACTCCCGGAACGTGGGGCGGGGCAATAAACATCCATTGTGGCACTGCACCCTTAGCCACTCCAGGAACGTGGGGCAAGGGTCAGCGACTCAGGAAGGAGCAGAGATGAAATTAAAAAAGTTAAAGGAGCTTCTGGCAAGCGGGGCGATTACCCAGGAAGAGTATGATGAGCTTGCCAAAACAGCAAAACCGGATGATGATCCGGCAGATCCGCCTAAGGACCCGGATCCGGCGGCCCCTCCGGAGGATGACAAGGATCCCGACAAGAAACTGGAGAAGCTTATCCAGGCTGCGGTAGACCGGGCCACAAACAGGCTTGGCAACGAGAACAAGCAGCTTAAGGAGAAGTACGAGGCGGAGCGGAAGAAGAACCTTTCCGCCGAGGAGCTGCGCCAGGTGGAGCTCCAGGAGAAGGAAGCGGAGCTGGCAAGGCAGCAGGCGGAGATCCAGAAGGAGAAGAACCGGATGTATGCCATCAAGGCCTTGAAGAAGGCGGAGCTGGACGATGGTAGTGAGGACACATTGGAACTGGCTGAGTTTATCCTAGGGGAGGATGAGGCGGCCATTGACGCCAACGTGAAAGCCCTGGAGAAGTTCGCGAAGAAGATCTCAAAGAAAACCACCGACGATATCTACCGGGCTAATGGACGGGAGCCGGGCAGGGGGAATGCCTCAGGGGGCAAGGAAAACCCATGGGGCAAGGATTCCTGGAACTTGACGAAGCAGATGGAAATGGAGATCAATAACCCGGAGCTGGCAAAGGCCATGAAGGCCAGTGCGCGGGGCTAACGAAAAGGAGAGATGAGCTATGGCGATTGCTACGATTGCGGATATGGTCATCCAGCCGCATAAGTTTGCGGAGTACACAATTAAGAGGACTACGGAGAAGTCCATGCTGGTCCGTTCCGGGGTTGCTTCCTCGGATGAGCGGATCAGCCAGCTGATTAACGGCACGCCCAAGGGCGGCCATTTGATCCAGCTCCCGTTCTTCAAGCCGCTGGATGGCGAGGATGAGGTGTTCGGGGAGTACACCATGGAGCCGGAAGGCATTGAGACCGGGAGCGAGTATGCCACCATCCTGGTGCGCCAGAAATCCTGGGGCGACACTGACCTTTCCCAGGTATATGGGGGCGAGGATCCCATGGCGGCCATCGGGAACCTGGCATCTGACTGGTGGGTTATCCGGGAGCAGGCCGTGATGCAGTCCGTGCTAAAGGGCGTGTTCGGGGATGCCTTAAGCGCCCATATCCTGGATGTGAGCAAGGATGCCGCGGATAACTACATTGACGTGGACACTACCTTGGATGCCAAGAACCTGATGGGGGACGCTTACGACAAGCTGGGCCTGGTGTTCATGCATTCCGCCACCTACACCCAGCTGCAGAAACAGCAGCAGATCACGACGGAGTATGATTCCGATTTAAAGGTTGAGATCAGCTATTACCTGGGCTACATGGTCGTCGTGGATGACGGTATGCCGGTTTTAGGCGGGGTTTATAACACCTTTTTCCTGGGGAAGGGCTGCATTGCCCGGAATGACGGTATGCTCCAGGGCTTAGTGGGGTATGAGGTTGACCGGAACAAGCTGGGGGCGGAGAACTACCTGATTAACCGGCGTTGCCTAATCATGCACCCAAGGGGCATTTCCTTTAACCCGGCGGCTTCCTTCGGGACCCAGAAAAACGGGAAGCCCAGGAAGTATGCAAGGAACGCTGACTTGGCAAACCCGGAGAACTGGAGCCTTGCGGAGGACTTAAAGAACATCCCCATGGTCTGCCTGCGGCACAAGCTCCATTCCAGCAAGACCACGCCGGTTGCGGAATACTTGAAGGCCCTGACCGTTGCCAGCGCGGCGGGGACGGCCTCCGGCACTACTGCGGTCACGGTTACGGAGGGCAAATTGGATGGAGCCAACACTTATGTGTATAAGGTAGGCAAACGGCTGTCCACTCCGTTAATCAATGAAATCTGCAACGATGATGCCGGGTATGCTGCCTGGGACGGTGAGGCAGATATCGAAGCTCCCAGTGGGACGAAAATCCTGGTCGTGGAGGTGGATGCTTCCGGGAAGGCCAAGGCTGCCGGGGTTGCCGCCGTGACGGTGAAGTGATAGGAAGGAGGGGCGCTTATGACCATGGAGGAACTGTCGCGCCTGGGGCTGCCCATCCCGGGCAATGAACTGAACCTGCTTTATGTGAACAGCGCCCTTGACTGGCTGGCAGGCCATACCACGCTGGATGTGGCGGGGGATGATTTTGGGAAAGTTGCCGCCCTGCCATCCTGTGCGAAGCTGTTCCTGGTCAAATTCTGCGAGGTGTCCAGAAGGGATGTCTCGGTGGCCAGCGAGGCCGTGGGGCCCATGTCCCAGAGCTTTTCCAGCACGGGCTCCGATAAGCTGGTCATGGGCCTGGCCAGGCAGCTTCTAAAGGCCTATCTTAAGCCAAACGTGCAGTTCATCCCATGCAAGCGGAGGTGGATGTGATGAAGGTGAAATGGACGACGAAGAAGAACCGGTTCCCCAGTATGCAGCAGGCGGCATCCCGGCTAAATGGCCGGGAAGTGCAGGCTGGCGTGTTTGGGGAGCAGGCGTGGCTGGCCGGGATCCATGAGTATGGCTGCAAAATAAAAGTCACGGATAAGATGCGGGCATACCTGCACGGCCAGGGGCTCCACCTGAAGGGCAGCACGGAGTACATCACCATCCCGGAGCGGGCCTTCCTGCGGAACGGCTATGATGGCTCAAAGGAGGAAGTGCTGGGGGATGCGGAAGCGGTTTTGAGGGAAGTGCTTGCCGGGGACATTTCCCCGGAGCTGCTGTTAAGCCAGGTCGGGGAATGGATGGCCAGCCATATAAGGGATTATGCAGTGGGGCTTGATTCCCCGCCAAACCATCCGTTCACCGTGGACAGGAAGGGGAGCAGCAATCCCCTGGTAGACACGGGGGACATGGTTAACGCGGTTTCTTATGAGGTGAAGTGACATGGGGATTATTTATGATTTCACAAGGCTGCTGGAAAAATACAGCGTTTCCTGCGAGCTTATCCGGGAAGGCGGGGGCGGCAGCTATGTGGGTGGCAACTGGCTCCCGGAGCCTGCCGCCCCGCCCGAGATGGTGAAGGGGGCGGTCATCCCCATGAAGGATCAGAAGGTTTACCAGAGTGGCGGAACCTATACGCAGGGGGACAGGGAGTTCATCACGCTGGCCCGGATCCCGCTGGAACCGGCGGCATATATCATTTTCCAGGGGATCAAGTACCATGTGGAGTCAGAAAATGACTACAGCATCTATGCTGGGTTCCATGACTATAACTTGAAGAGGGTGGGTGCATTTGAACGGCCAGAAAAAAGTTAACCTCCTGATCACGGAGGGATTGAAGCGGGTGACAGGCTGCGAAGTGGTGAAGGCCAACCTGGCGGGCGCACCAATCCCGCCTTACCCCTATATCTCTTTTTCCATCCTGAGCATGGATACCAGGAAAGGGACGTATTCAATGGGGGATGGGCAGGAAAAATATATCCCCCTCACCCAGACATGGAGCTTCACGGTTCAGGGGGAGGATGACGATGGGACGCTTGAGATAGCGATGAAGGCCAGGGACTGGCTGGAAGAGGCTGGGCGCATCCTCCTAGGCGATGGCGGCGTGGTGGTGCGGAAAACCGGCCCCATCCAGAACAGGGACATACTCCTTACCGTGGGATATGAGTACCGGAAAGGCTTTGACGTGGTGCTGGCCATGCAGAACTTAGTGGGGGAAACGGGACGGGAAGTAATTGAAAACGCAAGCATTAAGGAGGAGTGATAGGAGATGGCATTTAATGATGTAACGGTGAACCTTTCCCAGGACAAGGCGGCTGGGAGCGCAGGCTTTGGCGTGCCGTTAGTGATCCAGGGGATGGCGGATGCGGAGATCCCTTACGTGGAATGCGCGGGCCTGGCCGAAGTAATGGATGCCGGTTACGGCGAGGGATCGGCAGTGTACAGGCAGTGCGGGAAGATTTTCATGCAGGATAACCGCCCCAGGATGGTTGGGGTTTATGCGGGGACGGGCAAGATTACCCAGGGGCTGCAGCTTTTGGGGGAGGAGTCCTTCCGGCAGGTGATCCCGGTTTTTGGGGAGTCCGGGGACGATACCCAAAAAGAGCTTGCCAGCTATATTGAAGCCACGGAGGACAAGATGCTGTTCCTGTCCGTCCCCAGCGTGGATGCCCTGGAAGGGCTGGGGAAGCTGGACAGGACGGTGGCGATCGTGTATGCCGGGGAGGATGAGGGCGTGGAAGGGGCAGTGGTAGGCGCGACGGCTGGCCTGGCGGCGGGCTCCTTCACCTATAAGGACATGATCATCAAGGGGATTGCCCCGGATAAGCTTACCCAGGCGCAGCTGAATGGGATCCATAAAGCCGGGGGGATTGCAATCGTGAAAAAAGCGGGGGACATTGTCACCAGCGAGGGCTTTGTCCTCAGCGGCGAGTACGCGGACGTGGTGGACAGCCGGGACTACATTATCCGGAACATTGCCTATAAAGCGCAGAAAAAATTGAACTCGGCGCTGAAACTGGGGTTTGACAATGCCGGGATTGGCCAGCTTGAGGTCATCGTGACCGGGGTGCTGGCGGAAGCGTATGGGATGGGGATGATCGCCCAGACGGAAGACGGGGATGCCGATTATGCCACCGACTTTGACACCAGGGAGGAATGCCCTGCCAGCGACCGGGCTGCCAGGAGTTACAATGGGGGCCGGTTCCATTTTGGCCTGGCCGGGGCTATCCATTACGCCACCATTAACGGCGTGATGAATGTTTAGGAGGAAAGCGAGGGATGAGCTGTGAACGTAGGCGTTTATGACCCGAAAGACTGCGTGATTACCGTCGGTGGCGTGTATATCACCGGGCTGGGCGAGGACATGGTTAAATGCAGCAAGGACGAGGATAATTTCAGCACCAACGTTGGGGCCCAGGGGGATGTGCTGGTGAATAAGAGCCATAACTGCCTGGGGACCATCGAGGTGACGGTGCAGGGGACAAGCCCGCAGAAAGCCTACTTGATGGGCATTGCGAAGAGGGGCACGATGGTTGACATCTGGGTGATCAATAAGTCCATCGGGGAGAAATGCGGCGGGAACCGTGCGATGGTGAAGAAGCCCCCGGAGCTGGAGCAGGGCGCGGAGCTGGGGGACAGGGTGTTTGAGTTCCAAGTGTTCGACTATATCCAGGAATAAGGGATAGATAGGGAAGCAGGGGCGGCTTTTTGCAGCCGCCCTCCATCATGCAGGAAAGGAGCAGGAGAAAGATGGATAAGGGCAAATTTTATACGGTGAAAAAGGAGTTTGGCGGGAAGGAGTACGTGGCGCAGTTTTCCGGCGTTTCGACAGCGGTTAGGGCAATCGACCAGTCCCGGATGGAAAATGGGGCGATCAGCACGGAGGAATTGAGCAATTATATTTTTGAGCACGTGATCGTGGATCCCAAGGGGCTGACGGCGGATGACTTTGAGGATTTGGAGGAATTCAATAAAGTGACCCAATGGGCCCGTGACGTGATGTACGGCAAATTTCGAGACGCCGCTGACAAGAAATAAGGCAAAGCAGAGGGCGCTGGAAAGGTGGGATCTGTGGAGGCTGGTTCTGGATGGGGGGCTGGATTTCAACACGGTGTTCCACCAGATGTCCCCGAATGAGATCAGCGAGGCAAACGCCGCGCTGGATCTGTACATTGGCGCGGTGAGAAAGCAAACAAAGGGAGATAAATAAGAAAGCAGGTGATCCCATTGGCGGAACGCTCAGTAATCCGGGAAGATGTGGTCAGCATCGGCTTTGAGGTGGAAAATAACCCTTTCGGGGACTTGGCGAAGGAGATTGACGGGCTGAAGGCATCCCTTGGCCTCTTGGATGATGCGGAAGCCGGGCTGAAGGATATCGGCCGGGAAGCGGGGCTTGCCCAGGATGCGGTGGGCGGCCTGGCGGATTCCCTTAGGGGGCCTCCGGACAAGGATGGGCTTGCAAAGCCGGTTGAAGAAGTGGGGGATGTGGCAGGGGAGGCAGGGAAAGAGCTCCAAGGCTTGTCTGCCAAGATGGGGGACATCCGGGAAGCCCGCCTGACTGACGGGATCTTAAAGCTTGCCCCAGCCTTGAGGCCTGCGGTTTCCGGGATGAAGGATCTGGCCGGGAAGGCCGCCTCGTTCACGAAGGAAAAGCTGGATGCCGGGGTCAAGAAGATCCCGCCCCCGCTGAAGTCGGCAGCCGGTATGGCTGAAAAAGTGTTGGGGAAGGCAAGGGATCTTGCGGGGATAGGTTTCCAGAAAGCCGTGTCCGGGATGAAATCCCTGGCGGATCAGGCTGGGAGGGCAGCAAAAGCACTTGGCGGCAAGGCGCTGTCAGGGGCAGCGTCCCTAGGCAAAGGTGTTGCCACGGGGATTATGGCGGGGAGCGTGGCTCTGGCTGGCATGGGGACGGCGGCGGTTGCAGTTGGGGCAGGCTTTGAGGCTTCCATGAGCCAGGTGGCGGCCACCATGGGCATGACGGCGGACGAGGCAAGCTACAGCAACGAGACGTATGCCATGCTGGCCAACACCGCGAAGGAAATGGGGGCGAAAACCAAGTTTTCCGCTTCTGAATCGGCAGAGGCCTTAAATTACATGGCCCTTGCCGGTTATGATGCAGGGAAATCCTGCGCCGCCCTCCCCACCGTGCTGAACCTGGCGGCTTCCGGAGGGATGGAGCTGGCGGCGGCATCCGACATGGTTACGGACAGTATGTCCGCCCTTGGCATTGAGGCGACCCAGGAGAACCTGGAAGAGTTTGGCGACAAGCTTGCCAAGACCGCCCAGAAATCCAATACCAGCGTGGCGCAGCTGGGGGAGGCGGTGCTGACGGTGGGCGGCACGGCGAAAACCTTGGCTGGCGGCACGACGGAATTAAACACATTGCTTGGCATCATCGCGGATAACGGGGTCAAGGGGGCGGAAGGGGGCACGGCCCTCAGGAACATCATGCTGTCCCTGCAGGCCCCGACGGACACGGCTGCCAAGAAGATGCGGCAGCTTGGCCTGGATGTCTATGACGCGGAAGGCAAGATGCGGCCAATGAACCAGATCCTTGGGGATCTGAATGATTCCATGGCTGACATGACCGACCAGGGGAAGCAGGATGTCCTGTCCACCATTTTTAATAAAAACGATTTAAAGTCCGTGAATGCCCTGCTGGCCAACAGCGGCGACCGGTATAGCGAGCTAAGCGGCTATATCGATGATTCCGCCGGTGCGATGACGGACATGGCGGAAACCATGAACGACAATTTGGCCGGGCGGGTCACGGAGTTTAAAAGCGCGGTGGAAGGCGCCGGGATCGCCATATACGAGGCGCTGGGCAGCAGCAACTTAAAGGGCCTGGTGCAGCAGGCTTCCGGCTGGGTGGGCGAACTGACCAAAGCCACGGAGGAAGGCGGCATAGGCGGCCTTGTAGGCCAGCTTGGGGGCACGCTTTCGGAAGCGGTTACAACTGTCGGCGGATACCTCCCGTCCATCGTGGAAAGCGGCGCTGCCATTGTGGATTCCCTGGCTGAGGGGCTTTTGGATAACCAGGATGAAATCATGGGCAGCGTGACGGGGGCGGTTTTTGCCCTTGGGGAAGGGATCCTGCGGGTTGCCCCCAAGATGATGTCTGCCGGGATGGGCTTGGCGGCTTCCCTTGTGCGGGGCG